AAAGATATGGCGCAGGACGCCAAGCTGGCCAAGAAGTACAAAATGTCGCCCAAGGAGTACGAGAAGTCGTCTGTGGACGCCAAGCACGACAAGCAGAAGAGCATGGTTGGGCTGAATCGCGGCGGCGGTATGTACGCTAGCGGCGGCATGTACGCTAAGGGCGGTAAGGGCCCCGAAGGTATGCGCGAGCGCATGCGCGGCATGATGGGCGGCAAGGGGGGCGAGGGCATGCGCGAGCGTGTGCGCCCCGCTGTTATGCCTATGCGCCCCGCTGTTATGCCTGTACGCTCCGGCATGGCCAAGGGTGGCATGGCCAAGGGCGGCATGGCCAAGGGTAAGATGGTCAAGATGGCTTCGGGTGGGTCGTTCCGCTCGTCGGCTAACGGTATTGCCTCCAAGGGCAAGACCAAGGGCCGGATGTGCTGATATGCGAGCTTCTCGCGGGCTGGGGGCTATGCGCCCCGGTAAGCTGAAAGGTCTGAAGAGCAAAAACCCAGCGTTCGCTGGCGGCGGTAAGAACTTTATCGCCGGGGCCATCAAGAAGCCCGGAGCTCTTCGGGCCCAGCTAAAGGCCAAGCCGGGTGAGTCTATACCCGAGAAGAAACTTGCTAAGGCTGCTAAGGCCCCCGGTAAGCTTGGCCAGCGAGCCCGTTTCGCCCAGATGCTGAAGGGCTTCGGGAAGAACAAAAAGTAAGATGGCGCGGTCGGACGAGCCGAAGTGGAAACGCATTGTAGCTAGCGTAAAAGCTGGAAACAAAGGCGGAGACCCCGGACAGTGGTCCGCGCGCAAGGCTCAGCTTGCTACGCAGCGGTACAAGGGGTCTGGGGGAGGCTACTCCGGTCCGAAGACTGAGGCGCAGAAGTCCTTGTCCAAGTGGACCAAGGAGGACTGGGGGACCAAATCCGGTAAGCCTTCTACGCAAGGGGCTAAGGCTACTGGTGAGCGGTACCTGCCTAAGAAAGCTCGACAGGCTCTGACACCAGCAGAGTATGCTGCTACAACGAGAGCGAAACGCGAAGGTACGGCTAAGGGTAAGCAGTTTACGAAGCAGCCCGCAGCCATAGCTCAAAAGACTGCGAAATACAGATGACAACCAGCGGCACAAGCGCGTTCAACCTTGACCTCAACAACCTCGTTGAAGAGGCGTACGAGCGCTGCGGTGCCGAGCTGCGGACTGGCTATGATCTTCGTACGGCGCGCCGCAGCTTCAACCTGCTGACCATCGAGTGGGCCAACAGGGGGATTAACCTCTGGACCATCGAGCAAGGGTCAATCGCGCTCACGCAGGGGGATATCTCCTACTCCCTTCCCGTCGATACCATTGATCTGCTCGACTCCGTTGTACGTACCCAGACCGGGATCAACCAGACAGATATTAACATTACGCGCATCAGCGCCAGCACCTACCTGACTATCCCGAACAAGAACGCGCAGGGCAGGCCGATCCAGATGTGGATTAACCGGCAGTCGGGAGCCACAGAACCCACGACGGGTGTGGATTACCCCACGGTCAACGTATGGCCGACCCCGGATCAGGACAACTTCTACACGCTTATCTACTACCGGCTTAGGCGCATCCAAGATGCGGGTAACGGTGTCGAGACCCCGGACATCCCGTTCCGGTTCCTCCCGTGCCTTGTTGCTGGGCTGGCCTACTACCTGTCATTGAAGATTCCCGGGGCGCTGGAGCGCGCAGGGATGCTGAAGCAGGTGTATGACGAGCAGTGGGAGTTTGCTGCGGACGAGGACCGGGAGAAGGCATCGCTGCGGTTAGCGCCCCGGCAGATGTTCTACTGAGGTGACCCATGCCTAGCAAGTACGCTTCAGGCAAGCGGGCGATTGCAGAGTGTGACCGCTGTGGCCAACGGTACAAGCTGAAAGAGCTCAAGCCGCTGGTCATCAAGACCAAGAACGTGAATATCCTTGTGTGCCCCTCTTGCTGGGAGCCAGATCAGCCGCAGCTTCAGTTGGGTATGTACCCGGTTAACGACCCACAGGCGCTTAGGAACCCGCGCCCAGACAACAGCTACTACCAAGCGGGCCTTACCGGCCTCCAGATTTTCACGGTTAACCCGAGTAATCCAGAGGATGCAGACTCCTTCGGTACCCCCTCCGAGGGTAGCAGGATAATCCAGTGGGGCTGGAACCCGGTGGGGCTTAACAACCCCCTGCAGTTAAGCGGCCTTGTAGATACGCTGGTGGGTACTGGTGCTATTGGTGTAGTGTCTGTAGTAACGAGTTAACCTGAAGGAGGTCGGTATGGCCAAGGGTGGTAAGACTAACGAGCAGATGAAGAAGTTGGGGCGCAACCTTGCAAAGGTCGCCAACCAGAAGAGCGGCAAGAAGCCGATCAAGAACAACAACGACGGGAGCAAGTAGCTATGGCCGACTACAAACAGCCTAAGCCGGTCCCCGTGCCCAAGACCAGCGGGTACCCGAACAAGATCGCAAACACCCAGACGACGCGCGTCCGTGGCACCAAGAACACCACGCGCGGCAACAGCTTTAACGCCAAGGCCTGCTAGGCAATGAACTACGCTACGCTCGTATCGACCATCCAAGCGTACGTTGAAAACGACTTCCCGGATACGGCGGGGTCTGGTGGTCTTACGTCTACAGAGCAGATCGACACGTTCATTCAGCAGGCTGAGCAGCGCATCTACAACACGGTGCAGTTGCTTAATCTGCGCAAGAACGTGGTGGGCAGCGCCTCGTCCGGGAACAAGTACCTCACGGTCCCGACTGACTGGCTGGCAAACTTCTCGCTGGCACTGATCGACCCAAGCACGGGGGCGTACTCGTACCTCCTGAACAAGGATGTTAACTTCATCCGTGAGGCGTTCCCCTACCCAACGGTAACGGGTGCGCCGACTCATTACGCTATGTTCGACAACAGCTCCTACATCCTTGGTCCTACTCCCGACGCCAGCTACCAGTTCGAGCTCCACTACTTCTACTACCCAGAGAGCATCGTAACCGCCAGCACGACGTGGCTAGGGGATAACTTCGATTCGGTGCTCCTGTATGGCTCGCTCCTTGAGGCGTACACGTTCATGAAGGGTGAGGCAGACGTCCTTTCGGGGTACCAGTCTAGGTACGAGAACGTGCTGGCGATGCTTAAAGCCTACGGCGAGGGCAAAAATCGCCAAGACATGTATCGCACGGTGCAAATCCGGTACCCGGTAAGGTAGATGGAAGTAATTGAAAAGACAAAGTGGTGTTCCAAGTGTAGGAAGCATAAGTCTACAGAGGCTTTCTCTTGGGCTAACAAGGCTCGGGGGGTGCTGCAAGGGTACTGTAAGCCTTGCAAGTCTTTGGAGTTCAAAGCCTACTATGCTGCTAACATCACTAAGGAGAAGAAGCGGGAGTATGCTCGGAACAGCAAACCGGAAAACCGCGCTGCGCGTAATGAGTACTGGCGGCAGCGTAAGTTGGCAGAACCCGAGAAGACGTTCACCCGTAAGCGTACTTCATACTTAAAAACGCAGTATGGGATTACCCCCGAGATTTACGACGCCATGCTGGCAGCGCAGTTCGGTTGTTGCGCCATATGCGGTTCTGAGTCCCCGGGGCGGGGGGGAAAATACTTCCATGTGGATCATTGCCACACGACCCAAGCGGTGCGCGGACTGCTGTGCAACGCCTGTAATATAGGGTTGGGGTACTTTCGTGACGACGCTACTGTTATGGCCTCCGCCCTAACGTACCTTAAAGGTCCTGTCCGATGAGCTTCGACTCAGTATCAGCCGCAGTTCTGGGCAACGTCATGGTTGCAACGACCAGCCATCGTGGGGCCACCCCCGAGGAAGTTGCAGAGCGAGCCCTTAGCAGGATCATCTCCATCGGGGATAACGTCCCGCCCGTCCTGCGCGAGCAGGCGCTGGCGTACCAAGATACCCTCCGCGCAATCCTCGTCTTCTACATGAAGGAGGCCGTGCGGGCCCACAACGTCACTCTGGTGTCCAAGTTCCGTAGGGCAGGGCATCCTGAGTTAATCCCTGTGTTGGACAGCTAAGTAAAGGAGAACCCCTATGGCTATCAGCCAGTCGATGTGCACGAGCTTCAAGGCAGAAATCCTGCTTGCTGTGCATGATTTCCGTTCTACCGGCGGCGACACTTTCAAGCTGGCGATGTACACCTCGTCCGCCACCATTGACGCTAACACCACGGCGTACTCGGCTACCAACGAAGTCTCCAGCGCCAACTACACGGCGGGCGGCGGTACGCTGGTTAACCTTGGTGTTACGGCGTCGAACACTAACGCCACTGCGGGTACTGGTTTCGTAGATTTTACCGATCTGACGTTCACCAACGTGACCCTCACCGCGCGCGGTGCGTTGATCTACAACACGACTCCGTCGGCTAACGGCACAGCAAACACCACCCTCACCAACGCCGCTGTTGCGGTTCTGGACTTCGGTGCGGACAAGACGGCCACGGCGGGTGACTTCACAATCATCTTCCCGGCAGCGGCAAACACCACCGCCATCATCCGTATCGCGTAGGTTGGATCGTGGATAGCGTAACGCAAGTAGTACTGAATATTATCCTCGGCATAGCCGCCTTCTTCGGGGCGTGGGCGCTTACTGGCCTCCGTCGCGCGATAGAGCGGCTTGATACGGATACCCGGGAGCTACCGGAGAAGTACGTCCTCCGCGTGGACTACCGAGCGGACATCGCTGAGCTTAAGGCCCTGCTCGAGAAGATCATGCTGAAGCTGGACCGTAAGGCAGACAAATGATTGCGGGGCTGGTGCTCCCGTCGTGGAGGGTTGCCCTCTTCGGTGTCGCTGCGCTTGTGGTGGTCGGAGGAGTAGGCCTCGCAGTGCACCACATGAAAACTTCCGCCTTCAAGGCGGGGCAGGAAGAAGTGCAGGGTAAGTGGGACGAGGACGTTCGCCAACGCACTGAAGCGTTCGCTGCGCTTACCACCTCTTACCGGCTGCGCGAGCAACAGATGAACGCGGATCAAGCCGCCGCTCGTCAGGAGAAAGAACGTGATAAAGCTCGCATCGGTGCTGCTCAGCGCCGTATTGCTGACCTCTTGCGGAACCGTCCCGAAAGGCCCGCCGACATGTCCCGCTCCCCCGCAGCCATCGCCGCTGACCAAGGCGGACCCCGCTGTACTGGAGCAGGACTTTTTAAGCCCGATGCAGAGTTTCTTGCAGGGCACGCTGCCCGAGCCGACGAGAACCGTATCTCCCTGAAAGAGTGCTACGCTTGGCACGATAGCGTGATGAAGGCGCTTAACCCCGATGTCTCGCACTGATCAATGGGAGCAAGCCCGTAGGGTTTTTCGGCGGGACACAGCTAAGCAAGCTTGGTGGTCCATCCTTGCTGTCCTTTTCGCTACGTTGGTAGCTGGATTGTTCTTCGACGCTGGTGCTGATCGGCTGTCCAAATTCGGTACTGTTCTGGCGACCATGATGGTCGCCCCTGTGTCCATCGTCCTCGGGTATCTGGGTGTCAGCGCTTGGGAGACGACCAAGACGTACTCGCCGGAACGAGGCAGCTTCGATTACGGACCCTCTACGAGGGCTTATGACCCGGAGGACTACCGTGGCGCTCAGTAATTTCCATATTTCGCTGCTCAAGTTGCTTAGCCATGAGGGCGGCTACGTCAACGATCCGCAGGACCCCGGAGGCATGACCAACCTCGGCGTGACCAAGAAGGTGTGGGAAGCGTGGGTTGGACGCACTGTTTCCAAGGCTGATATGCAAGCCCTTACCCCCGTAGCCGTGGGCCCCCTCTACAAGGTTAAGTACTGGGATAAGATTAGAGGGGATGACCTCCCTTCCGGGCTGGACTACTGCGTGTTTGACTTTGCGGTTAACTCGGGAGTTGGTCGAGCGTCCAAGACGCTGCAGGCTGCGGTCCGAACGACTGTGGATGGTATGATTGGCAAGGGCACGCTGGAGGCGGTTAAGCAGGCGGACCCTGTTAAGCTCATAGATGAGCTCTGTAGCCGTCGGCAGATGTTCCTTGAGGGGTTGGTTACCTTCCCCCGGTTTGGGCATGGGTGGACCACGCGGGTTAAGGAGGTGCGCGAAGACGCGCGTGCTATGGCCTCTGCCCATAAGGAAATGGTATAAGTCGAGTTAACCCGCTAGGGAGAGAAAGAGATGCGTTGCGCTGCGATCATCGCCCTCCTGCTCACTGCCTGCACCCCCACGCCCGCTGAACAGAACATCGGCGGCATGAAAGCCAAGGCAACGTCATACGGCCTCCAGTGCCCCAAGGCTGACCCGCTGGTCACCTACGGCGGCGTCTCTGAGGCATCGGCCCAGTGGCCGTCTGGGGCGTTTCCGGGCGGCGTGATCAAGATGCCGCTCAAATACGCCGACGACGATTGGGCATCGGGCCCACACGGCCATAACCGTATGGCTCATGAAGTCGCGCACACCTGCGGGGCGGATGAGCGCACGGCGCGGTCTGTCGCCAATGCGTGGTGGCCGGTCGAGGCTGGATTCAATGGAGGCTTGAGTGAGTGACCTGATTTGTCAGCCGTTTGAACAGACTGACGGCACCTACACCCTGCGGGACGCGATCTGCCTGACGCAGGCGCAGTGGGACGCGACCACGCCGGAACAACTGGCGACCATGCAGCAGATGCGGTTCAGCAACTGGCTGCTGGCGATCACGGCCCCGCCTTCGGATGTGGTTGATGAGCCGGTGGAAGAGGTGGTCTAGGTGGCAGACCGTTACTGGGTCGGCGGCACGGCGAACTGGGACGCCACGGCGGGCAGCAAGTGGTCGCTGACTTCTGGCGGCGCTGGCGGTGAAGCCGTCCCTACGTCTGCCGATGATGTCTATATCGACTCCGGTTCCGGCGCGGTAACGGTCACGACCGGCGCGTCGGCGGTCTGCAAAGACCTGAGATTCGTGTCTGGTGCTGGTTCGTTCGCTGGCACGTTCGCCGGGTCCGTCGCCCTCGCCATGCACGGCTCTTTTGTCGCGTCGGCCAGTATGACATGGACCTATGAGGCCACAATCACGGCGGCAGCGACCACGGCGCAGACGATTACCACCAACGGCAAGGCGCTTAATTGCCCGATTACGTTCGACGGCGTGGGTGGGTCTTGGACGCTTCAGGATGCGCTGACCACCGGCTCAAGCCGCAGAGTGACGCTGACCAACGGCAGCCTGGACCTGAACGGCCTCGACCTGACCTGCGGCAACTTCCACAGCAACAACTCTAACGTCCGCAGCATCACCAGTGGTGCGGGGCAGTTCTATATAACCTCGGCTGCGTCATCTGGCAGCCTGACCGTGTGGGATTTGAAGGATGCGACAGGGTTAACTTTTGCAGATCGCCCGACAGTTAACTTGACCGGAAACGGCTCTGGAACAGCGATCCGTGGCGTACTCCAGAAAGCGACAACTGAGGCGACAGCGCCAAATGTAAATATCACGGCGGGCACTGACGCGGTGGACGTGCAGGGTTCTGGCGGTGCCGCAGGTTTTTTTGGAACGCTAAGTTTCGTGGGGTTCAGCGGATCACTGACCCTAGCGCCTCGCACACTCTACGGCAACCTAACCCTCTCGCCGACGATGACGGCAGCAGCAGGCGCCAGCACCACCACCTTCGCCGCCACCAGCGGCACGCAGACCATAACCTCCAACGGCGTGACCCTCGACTTTCCGGTGACCGTAAACGCCCCCGGAGCCACGGTCCAACTGGCCGATGCGCTGACCCTCGGCAGCACGCGCTTTTTCACCCTCACGGCTGGCGGCCTTGACCTGAACGGCAAGAACCTGACGGCGGGGTTGTTCAGCAGCAGCAACGCCAACGTCCGATCAATCACCAGCGGTGCGGGCCAATTCTACGTCACTAGCACTTCCGGCGTACCTTGGGCGACTAACATAATTACCAATCTGACGATGGTGGACCGTCCGACCGTAAACGTCACAGGGGCATCAGGGTCGCCTATATTGAACCTTGGGAATCTAGCAGAGAGCGTAGTTCCAACCGTTAATATCTCAACCGGGGCGGGCACTTTCGGATGGGATGGCAGGGCGCATACCCTGACCTTTACTGGCTTTTCGGGAACCCTAACCAACTCCGGGAGCCGTACCATCAACGGCAACCTTACACTCTCAGCCACGATGACGGCGGGGGCAGGCACAACAGGCACCACTTTCGCCGCCACCAGCGGCACGCAAGTAATCACCAGCAAC